TGCAACATATTTTGTAAAACCAGTTGCTAATTATATTTCTTCTGGGTTTGACCCTGTAAAATTTAGGGGAATGTATGCCACATACTCAGGTCAATTTGAAGTTTTTAGACAAGCTTTAAAAAATGCGAAGTTAGCATTTAGATATGAAAAATCAATACTGTCAGGAACTTCTGATAAATATTTAGAAATGCCACCAATGTTAAAAAAGGCATACAAAAATAAAATACCAGCTTTAGGTCAGATAAGAATATTTAACAGATTGCTATTAGCAACCGATAGTTTCTATGAAACATCTTTTTACAGAGGTATTATTAGAGGTAAGTACACTGAGGAAGCTGTAGTAGCAGGAACAAAAAAAGGTCTCAAAGGAAAAGAGTTAGAAAACTTTATTAAACAAGAAGTAGACCCAAAAATAGAAAGTGCATATTCATTTTCAATGGACTCTTTAAGAGCTGTTTTAGCTGATGGTAAAAATAGAGGATTAAAAGGTAAAGCTTTAAAAGATTGGGTTACTAATCAGTTGTCTAAAAATGATAAAGATCTTCTTACAGCAACAGATAATGATGCACTTACAGAAATATTAGATATGTTATTTAAGAGAAACTTCTCTGGTAAAGGTGGAGATGGTAAAGTTGGTAAATATAACATAAGTGCTGTTGCCAAATACTATGAGGGTTTGGTTGCTCGACATCCTTTGTTTAGAGTTGCTGGGCAAATATTCTTTAGAACTCCTGTAAGACTTGCAGAATTTTCTACAAGACTAGCTCCAGGTTTACAGTTTATTGTACCAAGATTTAGAAAAGATCTTAATGGAACAAATGGAAGTGTAAGACAAGCTAGAGCTATGACAGAATTAAACTTATCACAACTTGTTATTGCTTATGGTATGATGAAGTTTATTAAAGGAGAAGCTCAAGGTGCTCCTTATAACTGGGTAAATCAAAGACAACAAGCACAGAATCCAGAACAAGACGATCCTTATACAATTACAATAAATGGTAAACCAAGAAACATAGCTTTGTTTGACCCTTTTGGTGCTCCATTAAGAATGTTGTGGAATGTGATGCAATATCAAGTTGACCTTGATTTAAGAGCAGAGCAAGGTGAGTTTGTAGATGCTGAAAAAGAATATGATCTGATTGGTGAAAGAATACAACTTGTTTTTATGGGTATTATGAAAACATTTAGAGATATGAATTTATTAGGTGCTCCTAAAGCTCTAGGAGATATGTTAGATGAAGTTGATGATGCTGACTACTCTTTTGGAGATGCTTTCTTTGAAAGACTTAGTTCTATATCAAGGCAATTTATACCTTTTCAAGGACAGATTAAAAATACCTCATACCTGTTTGACCCTGAGTTAGCCGATCCAAGTTACTTTGATGAATTTGCTGAATCAATTTTTAGAAGACAAGGAGCTACCAATTTTTCTAAAGTATATACGTTTACAGGAAGACCAGCAGAAATTGTTGATTGGAAATCATCTTTTGGATTGGAGTTCTTAGGTTATCCTAAAAAACAAAAAATAGAGTTGTATAAAAAACAAATAGAACAAGATTTAAGAAGACAAGGTAAAAAAGTTACTAAGAAAAAAGTTGATAATATTTATAGAAAAGAAGCAATAATACATGAATACTATCTAAATGCAGCTAAAGGTGCTGGTACTGTTTTCTACCTTAAGCCAGATTCAGTTATGTTACCTGGAGTTAAATTAAATACAGTGGAAGTTACAGTTAAACAATTTGATAAATCTTTAAATAAAAAAGTTTTAGTAAAAGGAAACCTCTGGGATTTAGTTGTCCAACAAATGAGAGACAATGGTCTTACTGATATATTATATGATATTGCTTCTTCAAAAGAACCAATAGGAACACCAAAAGGAAAAGGAACTGGTGTTACTGAAACAAGAGCAGAATTATCAGAGCTTAAAAAAGATTCTATAGAAGATGTGTTATCTAGAATAGTCACAAATAAAAAAGCAACTATCACAACAAAAGAAACTCAAACAGGAAGTGACTTAATTCGCATGCTTGAATGGTATCAAGAAACGAGAGAAGATAATAAAGAGAACACTATTCCTCCATTAAAAATAAACCCAAGAGATTATAAACAACAATAAGGAAAAACTATGGCCTTTGCTTTAAATCGTTATACTGGCGATAACAGTACCACTACATTCAGTGTACCTTTTAGTTACCGATCAACTGATGATGTTGTCGTAAAGGTAGCTGGGGTTACACAAACAATTACAACTCATTACAGTTTTCCCACTTCTAATCAAATACAGTTTGTTACAGCTCCAGCTCAAGATGCAATAGTTGAGATAAGAAGAGCTACAAGTCAATCTACAAGACTCGTTGATTATGCTGCTGGTTCTGTCTTTAAGGAATCAGATTTAGACAACGATAGTATTCAGGCTTTTAATATGGCTCAAGAGTCTATTGATATTGCTAGTGATGCTTTAACAAAAGACAGCACCGATCAATATGATGCTACAAGTAGAAGAATCAAAAATGTTACTGATCCAACAGCAGCTCAAGATGCAGCTACTAAAAACTATGTGGACTCTAATGGAGCTACTGTAACAGTAGGAACAGTAACGACAAACACTCTGAGTGCTGGTAGTAGTGCTACAGTTGCTATTACAAACTCAGGAACGACTCAAGCTGCTACTTTAAATTTCACACTTGGCATTCCAGTTGGTAACACTGGTGCACAAGGAAGTGCAGGTGTCGATGGTGAAACTTCACTTGCTGATGCTACAGCATTGGCTATTGCTTTAGGTTAAAGGAGAAAACATGGCAAACACATTTAAAATAAAAACTAAAGCTGCTGTATCGAACAGCTCTTTAGACACAATTTACACTGTACCCAGTGCAACTACTACGATTGTTTTAGGGATGTCTTTATGTAACATCACGAGTAATGCAATCACAGCAGATGTGCAACTGGTTTCAGATACATCTGATACAGAAACAAATGCTAATATCTTTTTGTTAAAATCAGTAAACATACCAGCAAATACAACATTAGAAGTCTTTGGTGGTCAAAAGTTAGTATTACAAACAACCGATGTGGTTAAAGCTCAAGCATCAGCAGGATCTGCTTTAGACATGTCAGTATCAATCATGGAGCAAACATAGAATGCCTTATCTAGGTACAGTGCCTACAACAACATTTCAGACACTAGCTAAACAAGATTTTACTACAAGTGCGACTACAAGTTATACACTATCTGAAAGTGTTAGCTCAGCAAACGACATAGCTTTATTTATTAACAATGTAAGACAAGAGCCAACCTATGCTTATAGTGCATCTGGTACTGCGTTAACACTTACAGCTGCAACTACAAGTTCAGACGATATGTACTGTGTATATTTAGGTAGAGCAGTAGGTACAATAAATCCTGCTAGTGGTAGTGTGGGTGTAGGGGAGTTATCAGCTACAGGAACAAAAGACTCTACAACATTTTTACGAGGTGATAATACTTTTGCAGAGCCAAGTTCAGATAATTTTTATTCAGAAATGTTACATGTTACAGAAGAAGCAGCATATAATACAGCAGGAACTACTGCAAACTCAGCAGGAAATTATTTAAAATTAGGATTAAATACAGTAAAACGAAATGCAATTACAAGTGCAACACTTAGTTCATCAGTAATATCATTACCTGCAGGAACATATTATTGTGAGGGTCATGTAACAGCATATGATACAAACTATACACAAACAAGATTAAGAGATACTACTAATTCTACAACTGTAGTCTTAGGAAGTGGTGTTAGAGTTGGTAGTAATGAAACAGAAAATACACCAATTAGAGGTAGCTTTACTCTTAGTGGAACAGCTAATTTAGAATTTCAAGCTGTATCAAGTGGGACTTCTACTCATGGGTTTGGTTATCCATCAACTACAGGAGATAGTTCAGAGGGTAGTGTATATTCACAATTAATGATTATAAAGGTAGCATAATGCCATTAAGTAAAATATTATCAGCAAGTATTCAAAGTGGAGCAGTAGGTTCTTCTAATATAATAGAAATGTTATCAAGTCCTTGTAATGGGTCACAAGTAACAGTACCTAGTGGTACATATACTATGGCAGATGTAACTGCTGTACAATCTATGACAACATCTTATGCAGATATAACAGGATCATCTATATCTTATACACCACCAAGTGGAACAACTAGAGTAGTATATAAGTTTTTTTATCACATGAGATATGATTCAAGTTATGGAGCTTTGCATACTAAATTATTTATTGATTCAGATGAAGTAACAGATGCTAGAGCAACAAGTTATGGAAATGTTTTGTCAATTAAAAATACTTTTGAATACACAATAAATTGCAACGCAAGTTCAGCAAGCACAGCACAAGGTGATTTAACTTCTTGGACTACTGCTAAAACATTAAAACTTCAAGGAAGAGAATATAATAGTGGCAACACATCAGCTTTACATTCTTTAGCATTATGGGATGGTGCAGGTGATAATACGACAGTTATACCACCTATATTAACAATTATGGCTTTAAAGGATTCATAAAGAAAGGAGAGTAATATGGCTTGGGTAAAAATAGTTGATAACATAGTTACACAGAAACAACCTTACCAAGAAGATGGGTTTGAGGAAGTGTCTGATAATGTATATTGTGGTCAAATAAAACAAAGTGATGGCTCTTTTGCTAATCCAACTCCACCAGAGTTGACATATGCAGAAAAGCGAGAGCAAGAATATCCATCTATTCCAGATCAGTTAGATATGCAGTATCACGATACTGTTAACAGCACAACTACTTGGAAAGATGCGATTAAAGCTATTAAAGATAAATATCCAAAGGATGGTGAGTAGTGCCTTATATTGGTCAACAACCAGAGATCGGAGCATATAAAAAGCTAGATTCTATTACAGCAGTAAATGGTCAAGCAGCTTATACTCTACAGTATAACTCTGCTAACTATAGTCCTGCTAGTGCGAATCATCTTATTGTAAGTTTGAATGGGGTGATACAAGCACCACAAGATTCTTTTAGCGTTTCAGGCAGTACTTTGACTTTCGCTAGCAACCTTAGCACGGGCGACTCTGTAGATTTTGTTTTAGCATTAGGCGATGTCTTAAACATAGGATCACCGAGCGACAATACAGTTACTAATGACAAGTTAGCTACTGCACCTACAATTATATCAAAAGGAGCAGGTTCAGATTCAGGAGCAATAAAATTAAATTGTGAGCAAAACTCACACGGAGTAACAATTAAAGGTCCACCTCATAGTGCGGCTCAATCATATACATTAGTCTTGCCTAGCACAGCACCAAGTAATGGTAAAGCATTAATTACAGATGGTAGTGGTAATCTATCTTTTGGTAGTGCAGGTGTTTTTGGAAGTGCATTGTTACATGTAAGGCATCAACCTGCTGCAAGTTCAGCAAGTGGTAATATGGCTACAGGTTCTTATTCAACAAGACCTATAGATACAGTTATGACAAATGAAATTACAGGAGCATCATTAAGCTCAAATCAAATTACCTTACCTAGTGGTACATATTATATTTATGCCTATGGATTAGGATATGCTTGTAATAAACATAAAACAAAATTATATAATACTTCAGATTCTTCAGATGTATTAATAGGAAATAGCAGTATGGCACACTCAACTTATGGTAATGTTACACATAGTATTGTAAGTGGTCGTTTTACCATATCAGCACAAAAAGTATTTGAAATGCAATCAAGGTCTTCTACTGCTAGAGCAACCAATGGAATGGGTGTTGGAACAGCAATGGGTGATGCTGAAGTTTATACAGATGTAAATATATGGAAGGTGGGATAGATGGCTATTATAAGAGCAAACAATAATACACTTAGTTCA